TATTCTCTATAATAAAAGCAAACTTATTAGGTGTCAAATCACTCATTAATACATCTATTATACATCATTTACTATTTGGTGTCAAGCGTGCTACAGAGTTATACCTTTACTTAAATTAGGATTTAACTTCATTTCAAAGGTATGAAATATCATACACTTGTATGGATCAGTTGGTGTTTCTGCTACTGCTAATGTTTGATGTTTATCGTTAATGTAATACGTTATAGCAAAAACTATATTACCATCTTCTTTAGCATTCTCTTTACCAAAACTTACATTGACAGCTGTAAACTCATTATCTTTTATGTATCTATCCACATCTTCTGGTAAACCACACATCATTGGATACGACATGAATTGTAAATTATATTCTAATTGTTTATCGTCAGCTTTTGCGTGATTAAATGTAAGTGTCATACTAAATAGAAAAACTAAAGCAACAAATATTGCAGGTAGGTTATCTAGTATCTTGTTTTTCATCTTTAAACTTTCTATGAAACTCCTCTATGGCGGGCTTGAGGAGAGGTAAATAATCCTTTTTATTTTTTATGAAAGTTTGAGTTGCACCTTCTTCGGTTACTATTAATATAACTATCTGGTCGATAGGTTGTCCGTACATTTCTTCGTACATTTCACAATAAGCAGAGGTCTGTATAAAGTAGTTTTCTACCCACTCTTCCTTCTTCTCTTTCGTTGAGGTTTTAAAATCTATTACTGAAAGTTTACCATTAAATTCAGCGATACAATCAACACGACCTGCAACGCCCCATTTGTGACTACAAAGGCTACCCTCTTGTAGTACAATATTATTTATATTATCTAGTTCACTTTTTAGTATGCTAAACAGCGCTGTTGGTAAAACATCCTGCTTTGACAACTCTCTGTTATTAAGATAATCCTCTGTCAAGGTGTGTACTGCTGTTCCCCTTCTCGCAGCATTTCTCATTATTGTGTTTGCCACCTGATCACCAACTGACTCACGCCATCTGGTTATACCTTCATTGCCTCTTTCCGATAGCACAGTTGTGATTGACGGATACTTCTTGCCGTCAGGTAAGACATAAAATCTTTTACCTTTTATTGTCTCGGTTGTAAGTTCAATTGGTTTTGTGGGTAAGGGAATATGAGTAAACTTCTTTACTTCAAAATTCTTTTTAAAATATTCGTGTAATGGATTCATAATATAATTATAACATATTTAAGTGCTTCTGTAAAGCATTAACATGTCATTATGTTCTTCTTTACTAACTATGCCAAGCGCTCAGTTAGGTTTATACTCAACGTATTGTGTCTTACCTTGATCGTTTCTAAATGCTCTTAGTGTTTGTTTTCTATTATCAGTAGGTGATTTGTATGAGCAATGTATCCAACCGCTATTAGGTTCCTCTGGTTTATGATACTCCAATATCAATTGGTCAAAATCTAGATTCTCTGCTATCCATTTTGCTAGTTCAGCATTCGGCACGCCAAATATCTCGAAGTCAGCAGCCTGACCCTTAGCATGCTGTGAATTTTTTGATGACCCTATCGCTTCACATAGGTCTTCACTTCTAAACCCACTTGATACCGTCACTGGTGTAGCATAGTGATCTCTAACAGGTTGTAATATATTCTCACATAATTTTTGTAATGATGTAATCTGATCGTCATTAGGATTATTATTAATACCTTTACGCTCAGCAGTCTGACTAGCCGTCATTTCTTTTAGGCTAAAATTTTTACTTAGTTTCATTGATTATCCTTTTATTTTCCACGTGTGATTGCAACAATCTTTTTCAATTGTGCTTCGATAACTTCTGCTCTATTTGGCCAGTGGATATATGCCTCTGGTGATTTTGCAAGTTTAATTAATAGAGGTATTATTAATTTTTCTAATGCCTTAAATTTTTCTCTTTGTTCTTTGCCAAGATTATCTTTTCTCAGATCATACTCATCGTCCATCTGTTTCTTAGCAATCTCTAATTCTGTTTCGTTCTTAGCGTTAACCGTATCTTTTGTATCACCCACTAGTCTCATAAGTCTATCTAACTTACCCTCTAGTCTACCTACGATCTCACTAGATACTGCTTTCCCTACACCATCTGCTGTCTGTTTAACAACTTCTTGTGTTTCTTTACTTTGTGTTTCTGTGGGTTTGCTCGCTACGGAACTAAAACCCCAATCACCACTAGTATCAAAATCGTCTAAAAAATCGAAATCTGCCATGTATATATTTATACTTTCTTGCCTGCCTTCTTTGCTCTATGTTGTTTAATTACTCTATCAATTTGTGTATCTTTTACTGACCTTTTACCATATCTATCTGCTAGAGGACTCTTAGGGTGTGCTTCAGATATCTTAGACATCACCTCTTTCCAACCACTATCAGTTTTACCATCTATCGTACCTGTCGTGGATACTATATTTAATTGTGTGGGTGGTAATAGTTTGATATGTTTCTTTTTAATAAACTCCTCCATCTCAGATATTGACATGAGGTCTGTATATTCTTTTTTTGTTTTTGAATTGTAAAATCTATACGTTGGCATTTGCTACCCCTTCTTTAAACCATAAAGGCATTTCAGCAGGTTGTTTCCATGTAGCAAATCTTTTCTTTTTCATTATATAATATTTACGATAACTCGCAACAACATCACCTGGTACTTTACATTCATCAGGCATTGCTGGCGTTGCGTCTGTGGCCATCACATTTAGAGGTGAGTTCTTTGGTGGCACACTCAATAATACACCTAATTTTTCTACACACATATGATCCTTAGTATGGTTATATCTTAACTTGTATTCATTATTTAGTGCCATCATATGTCTATACAACCACATATAATTATAACTTGACGCCATGACCCATTGTGTACTAGGATGTTTCAACCAACCTGCTTTGTAGATGATTGCTTCTTCGTTAGGATTCTCTAGTCGCCATCTTCTAATTTTTCTACCGTTCTTTGTGTAATCAGTCCACTCTATGCCATCTAATACTCTTTTTGCTGTACATAACATCTGAGCAGATTCTAATATCATTTTTACAACATGTTTATCGCAACTCATCTGAGCAGCAACAACTGGATCTCTATCTAAATAAAATATATTCATAAGTTTATTATATCACAATTTAATCTAGTGTACAAGCTTTCTCATCACATAATCTAGCATATTATATTCTCTTGCTAGATCAATAAGTTTAGTGTACCATAAATGTTTGAAATCATCGCTCTGAGCATTTGAACATGCCTTAGCAAGATTATCTAACCTCTTGTACTTCTTTTTTATTTCACTTAACATCATATTCACTCCTTATCTTTGTTAAAATACTTTTTATCTTTGAGAAATAATCTTTATCGGCAGCATATGCGTCAAGTGTTTCTACCAATATATATGGATCATCAACACCATTCTCTCTTAGTTCTCTGTATTTCTTATATGCACTACCATTATTTAATATGTTTATATAGTTTAAAACACTATCACATTCATGTTGAAATACTTTTACACCCCATTTTTTAGGATTGTTAGAAGGCAACATGTGTGGTTCTTTTAGATCATACGTTCTAATACCAAACAAGTTCTTACCTACTCTAGCAAATCTACTATTACCCCAACCAGACTCTAATGCTGCCTGAGCAAGCAATAGTTCTAAGTTTACAGAATATATATCTGTTGTGTTATGTTCAATATAATTAACACATTGTATAACATTATCTAAAAATTGTTGATTATTTGTGTGTTCAAAATCAGGTAGTGTGGGCACTAATGCCTCTGCCCTCGCTTTACCTTGTTCGGTGTAATAATAAAAAGTTGTAGCACAAAATGCTACCACAACAACAGCCATTAATGTTCTAATTACTGCTTTAAATTGTGCCATCTTTGATTACCTTTCTTAAATCTTTGATTGTTTTCTTTTTATCTATCATAACGTCATACCATTTATATCTGACCTTGTGTTCATTTGATGGACCGATCAGAGGTATATCATACTGTCTTTGAAAGGTTAATAAACCTTTTAGATATAAAGGCACTAATAAATCTAATACACTTTTTTTATCTATGTGATCTTTAGGTACAGTAGGTGTTTTAAAGTAACCTTTACCTTTCACTAATTCTTGTAATATATCTTTTGACTTTTTATCTAATTTCATTGACAATCATCTCCGTGTAAATGTTTAATTGACTTTTGTACTTCAGTTAATTCTTTTTTCATTTCTTTTGATAGGTTATATCTAACAACTAAAAAGGCAATAAAGAAACCTATTAGAGTTATACTGCAACCCATAAAGAACATTAATATACCGTGTGTCAAATCCATATTTATATTCCTAAACCTTCACTTGCAAATTCTGACCAAACACCTAGTTCTTCTTCATCTTCTTTTTTATTAACTTCTTGATATCTGTAATCATTCAAAATTTTGTTGATTGCATTTTTCATATTGATGTCAACTTTTTTAATAAAATGATCTGACATTTCTGTATTATCTTTGATATCTTTTACTAGAGAATTAATTTTTTTATAAGTCATATCTCTAACGGTACTAATTTTTACAGTTAATGTTTTTGGTTTGTA